TTTGGATCAATTACGCAAAGTTTAGACCTGTTACGTTGATCTTACCATAGTAGTCAGCACTGTTGCCAAGAGATGTTTCCTGACGTGTGAACACTGCCTTACCATAGCGAGTCATCAAGCTGACAACTGGCTGGAATGTGACAGGGTTAACAACAACGCCTGAGCTCATCAATGGAACATATGGGCAGTAGAAGTAACCGGTATCGGTTTCACCGTTTCCACCCTTATAACCAACAAGGATTGTATCAGCAACACCATTAGGGGAACCGCCACCAACGCCCATGTCGACGCCAGCACCAGCCTGATTCCAGAGGTAGCTGTAAACCTTGATTGTGCCGTTTAGTGTACCAACCAACATTGTGTTGTTAGGACCCTTGAATGAACCCTCAATAGCTGGTGCAAAGACGGACTTGGCAGCAGACTGAAGAACGGAAACAACCAATGGGGAAACAACGACGAAGTTACCTGCACCACGACGTGTCTTACGTGCGATTTCATTCGCTACTCTGTTGATGATAACACCAAGGTTGGCAAGACGATCACCAACGAATGCTGGCTGATAACCATCAGCAACACGGTAACCATCACCATTGAAGGTGTCAACTGTACCAGCAAGAGCAAGAAGGTCGGTCAAGATTTCCTGATCGATTTCCTGAACGATTTCAGCGGATAGAGCCTGGGTCATTTCTGACTCTAGGTCAAGACCGTGCTGAGCGTTAAGGTCCTGCATTGCCTCGATTGTCCAACCGGCCTGCAACTTACGTGAACCAGCTTCAACAGCCTGGCTAACGATGTCTAGGGTCATCTTGCGGCCACCGGAACCCTCTAGGTAGCTGCCTGAACCACCGTAAAGTGAACCAGGATGGCTTAGGCCGATAGCGTCTGGACCATATGGACCATACTCGGATGTGTCACCAGCTGGGAGGCTTGATGGCCATGCACGTGTACGACCGTCACCAGAGATTGCTACTGCACCTGGGGTAACTAGGTCAGCCTGGTCATCAAGACCACCAGCACCAGCTGGCTGCTCAACACCTGTGCTACCAGAATACCAACCACGGAGACCAGCTGGGGTGTTGCCCCAGATTTCATCACCAGCGGTGATTGGGGAGGTTAGACCGAATGGGTTAGCCTCACCAGCAGCGCGAGCAACTGTCTCTGCATAGCGATAACGTAGTGTGTAAACCAGACCAACTGGACCGGACATTGGCTGAACACCAACGAGCTCGGTAGCAATTGTGCCTGGGATGATACGACGGATCATGGGGATCAGAATCTTTCTGAAACCTGCGATGTCGTGTGCTTGTGTTGAACCTACGGATGCGTTCTCAGCGAGAAGGTAATTCTTCTGGTTCTCTAGAATTGGGCCGACAACAGCCTGCTTCTGAGCAGATAGACCTTCAAGGAGGGCAGCCTTGGTTTCACTCCAATTTTGAAAAAGTTCTTCCATGGTTTTCTCCTAAATTAATAGTTGTAAAGTTACTTGATTCCTGCGAGGCGACGTAGATAGTCAAGCTTTGCCTGGCTCTCTGGCGTCTCCTTAGCGCTCTCATTTAGTGCTTCTTCAGTGTCACCTGTTACGGCTACTGTATTAGCAACTGTTTCCTGCTTCTTACCCTCAGCAAGTACTTTACCTTCCTTCTCTGAGCCGGCATCGTCGGCAGTTGTCTCACGGATTACACGACCAATAAAGGTCTTGTATGCTTCATCAAGATGCTCTGTGTCAACATTCTTGAGAATTGCTTCCATAACGTCACGGGAACGACCTGATAGAGGCGAAAGAACCTCACCAAGCTTCTGCTCACGTACCATCTTGGAACGAACACGCTCTGATTCCTCAAGAGCCTCTTCTGTGTCACGAAGGCGTGTCTCGAGCTCTGCAATAGAGTTCTTGATGCCGCTATCGTCAACATAGTTCTTAATAAATTCCTGCTCAAAGGCTTCGAATACACGACGGCCAAATTCCTTCTTACGAACCTCTTCTAGGTCCTCACGAAGTTCCTCAAC